TAGCTTCTTTATCAGCTGAGAGAAACTTCCCGACTGAAAAAATAAACGCACTAGTAGAAGCGGAAGTTAAAAAACAATTTGATGAAAAAAGTTATGTAGAAACACAAGATTTAAACATGGAACTTGACAGCAGAAACGTAGTTTATACTGATACTTTTGAAGATCAATTATCCGATCACAGCGTTTTAACTGTAGATTCTGAGCTTGCTGAATATTTTGATCTTGACGATATTGTAGACAAAGTTATCGACCAGATAGAAATAACAAGGAAATAAACACCGCGTTTAAACCGCGTTTAAAACCCGCTAGATTGACTGGCGGGTTTTTTTATGCATATTATCGCATATAACTAACAATGGAGAAGAGAATGCCTTTAAATTGGGATATAGCGGAAACAACCGCTTATAAAAATAAAAACCAATATGAAAACTTTAATTTTATATTGGACGCTATAGTATTTTCAACTATGGCAGTTGATATTGGTCAGATAAAAAATGAAGATCTTGCTGATCAATTTGTAGATAGAATTGTTTTAATCGAATCTAATTTTGGAAAACTATATATTCGTAACAGTATATCATTACTAGCTGATAGGGATTTATTAAAAGACTTTATTGGATTAAGAACAAACGTTGTAACATTGCCTTTCAATAAATGGTATAAAACAAAAATTTTAGATAGACGGGCGGATTATCTTAATGACTCCGTTTATGGAAAATATAGGAGTCATAAAAATGTCAGTTAAAAAACTTTCTTCAGTATTTAAAACCGGTTGTGAGCTCAAAATAACCCGCCCGCAAGCGGAAGCATTAAAACACCTTTATAACTGGCATAAAATAAAAGAGCGTTTAAATTTATCTTATTTGCAATTCAGGCGCACAATAAAACCGGTTATTGGCTGTGATGACTTCGTAATAGTTGACTGCGGGGGAATCTGGATAGGAATTACCCCAGAAGGTCACCGCCACAGCTGACACCAAAACAACCCGCAACAACCCCGCCAAATTGACGGCGGGGTTTTTTTATGCCTATAATATCCCATATAAACAACGAAAGGAAAAAACCAAAATGAGACAGTATCCAATCTGGAATATTATTACCGCTTGTATTTATAAAAGCGGGAAATCATACGGAGTAAAAAACACCGGCGAAGTAGAAATAAGAGTCGGCAGTAGCTCAAGTAATTCGCACACTTTTTTAAAACACCGAGTCACCCATCGTGAAGATGAACAAGGAAACAAAACTTTTTATTTTTACGTTGATGATGTTTGTTTTAAAAAAGGCTATTTAAAAAAAGGCGGGGAATTGCAAACAATAAATAATTATAGCGTTAATTTTGAACACTTCCCGCAATGCTTCATTAATTAAAAAAATATAGACAAATAAAAAAATTTTTAATACTTTCAAATTAAACCCGCCCAAACTTTCGGCGGGTTTTTTTATTTCACGCGTAAAACCCCATTTCTTTTTATTTCTTCAAAATAAATTTTTGCAGCTGCTCAGCGGGTAACTCGACCAATTCAAAAGCGCTGCGCTTTTTTTTATAAAAAACGGCTTGATATAAAGCCCGCTAGACAGGCAAAAGAAAATCTTTTGATATAATACAGCCCGGCATTTTCACAATTTGACCAGCAACCCCGCCCCCAGAAATCGAGATCTTTAAATATTGTTTTATGGTTAAACAAGCGGACGCCGGACGCCCGCCCAAGGTCTAAACGTACAGAAATCGATTCGCGTGGTTTAAAGACCGCCGACCGCTTCCAGTTAATGAAGGAAAACGTTTTTAAAATAAAAAATCTTCACGCCTTCCGGAAGTTTTACAGCCCGACCGCTTCCCAGTTGACCGCGTCCCGCGTTTTATTGCTTTCGGTTACCGGTTACTGGTTTTTTGCGGGATTCCGCGGTTTTTTAAGATTTTTTAAGATTCGGCGGGCACACGGCTGTGGGTACAGGGTCAAGGTCCATGTTTCTCACAAATAATATATAGTATTTTCGTATTAGATACGTTAGTATAGGATAAAGCCCACAGGTACCCTACAGGTACCCTTAAGGGTCCCCGGAGCGCGAATGGAAGCACAAGAAGTAACCTCGAAACGATTAAAGCTTGAATTAAGGCTAGAACAGTTAAAAAAAATAGATTATTCAAAAAATAATTTTTTACATTTTGTAAAATCTATGTGGCCTGAATTTATTGCAGGGGCCCATCATAAAATTATATCAAACAAGCTTGAAGACATCGCGAGCGGTAAGTTAAAAAGATTGATTGTTAACATGCCCCCGCGACACACGAAGTCTGAGTTTGCCAGCTATCTCTTTCCAGCGTGGATGATCGGCCGTAAGCCGACAATGAAGATCATACAGGCGACACACACGACAGAACTTGCTGTCAGTTTTGGTCGTAAAGTAAAAAACCTTTTGGAACGTGAGGAATACAAAGAAGTATTTCCGGACGCACATCTATCTGCTGACAGTAAGGCATCTGGTCGTTGGGATACAAAAGCCGGCGGCATGTATTACGCCGTGGGTGTCGGATCAAACCTAGCGGGTCGTGGTGGAGATCTTATTGTTATTGATGACCCACACTCGGAACAGACAGCTATGTCCAACTCCGGTTTTGAAGATGCGTGGGAATGGTATACTGGGGGACCTCGACAGAGACTACAGCCCGGAGGAGCGATAGTTCTTGTGCAGACAAGGTGGTCGCAGAAAGATATGACAGGACAGTTGATTAAATCTATGGCCAAGGATCCCCTAGCTGACCAGTGGGAGGTTATTGAGCTGCCAGCCATTATGCCCAGCGGCTCTGCCTGCTGGCCGGAATACTGGTCAAAGAAAGATTTAGAATCTGTAAAAGCTTCTATACCGCCGTCCAAATGGAATGCACAGTACCAGCAAAACCCCACTGGTGAGGACAATGCGATTATTCCTCGTAGCTGGTGGAAACGATGGAAGAAGAAAAACGTACCTGATTTAAAATATGTTATACAAAGTTATGATACGGCGTTCACGAAACGCGAAACGTCAGACTATTCTGCCATAACCACATGGGGCGTGTTTTCTCCGGAGGAAGGTGGACCACCAGGATTAATACTACTGGACAGTAAAAAGGGACGTTGGGACTTTCCGGAGCTAAAAGCCAAAGCGTTAGATGAATATGAGTACTGGGACCCCGACACGGTAATCGTGGAAGCAAAAGCAAGTGGGCTACCTTTGACCCACGAACTACGGAACACGGGTATTCCTGTTGTAAACTTTACACCTTCTAAAGGTAATGACAAGGTATCAAGGGTTCATTCGGTATCACCTTTGTTTGAAGCAGGGATGGTCTGGGCCCCCGAAGAGACGTTTGCAGACGAGATGATAGAAGAGGTTGCAGCTTTTCCAAATGGAGAGTATGATGACCTTGTAGATAGTATGACACAGGCTTTAATGCGTTATAGGCAGGGTAACTTTGTAAACCTGCCATCGGACGATTGGGGCGATGACGAACTGAAAGAGACAAGGATAAGGGCTTATTATGGATAACTTCATGGATCTTATTCAGTGGATTAATGGCGAACCGTTTGCCGTGGGACTCCACCGAAAAAAAATTTTAGTAGGTGGTTTTGAAAAACTTTCAGATCTTGAAAGAGAAGCTTTGCAATACGAAGCTGACTGGCATGACAAGTATAATGTCAAAGGCGATCAGTATGGTATGAACTTTCAGAATGGTGGGGTAGTATCTTTACCCGCCGCACAAAAAATAAATAATTATTTTAATAAACTAAATAATGGGAGATAAAAATGAGTGACGAAGAACAACTTTTAAAAGCAGACGGGTTTGATAAGGCAGTTTTGGGTGTTGGCCGAAGATGTGGGCAACCGGACCTTTTAGTGTACGATTATCACAAGTGTTGCGAAATACTTGTGAAACGTGATAAGATGACGTATGAAGATGCAATGGAGTTTATGGAATATAATGTCGTAGGTGCATGGGTAGGAGAACTAACACCTGTTTTTGTAAACACAGACAAAGAAGAAATAAGTGAACTTTATGATTTATCAGAGGTACAGTTAGATGGCAAAACCACCCATTAGTTTAATGGACAGAAATGTTCCGGCACAACTTGATCCACAAGACATGGAAGCTGAGATAGAGTTAGAGCTTCCGGGAAGCTTGGAGCCTAAAGAAATTGGTGAAATAGAAGTTGAGATGGAAGACGATGGGGGAGCTGTTATTGATTTCGACCCGGTAGCCACGGCTGCCGAATCAGCTCCACAGGATTTTTTTGGTAACCTAGCAGAAAACATTGATGACCAGCAGCTAAGTACGTTAGCCGGTGAACTGGTAGCGGAGTATGAAGCAAACAAAAGCGGCCGTCAGGAATGGGAAGATGCTTTTGCAAATGGTCTGGAACTTCTTGGTTTTAATTACAGTGAACGCTCGGAACCTTTCAATGGAGCCACAGGCGTTACGCATCCGCTGTTAGCAGAAGCTGCTGTGCAGTTTCAGGCACAGGCGTTTAACGAGCTGTTGCCAGCAGGTGGTCCGGTAAGAACAAGTATTGTTGGAGCGACAACAAGGGAAACAGAAGATCAGTCACAGCGTGTAAAAGATTTTATGAACCATTACATTACAAACGTAATGGAGGAGTATACACCTGAATTTGACCAGATGTTGTTTTATTTGCCGCTGGCAGGATCTACATTTAAGAAAGTATATTATGACGGGGCCCTCGACAGGGCTGTCAGTAAGTTTGTACCGGCAGAAAACCTTATTGTACCTTACGAAGCAAACGATCTGGAAACCTGCCCTAATATAACACATACTGTAAAAATAAATTTAAACGAACTACGCAAGCAACAGATATCAGGGTTCTATCTTGATATACCTGTATTGCCGCAACAGGGTAACAGCAGTTCGTTGACACAGGAAATAAACGAATTAAGCGGTATGGAGCCGTCCCAGATAGATTATGACTGTACTTTGCTTGAGTGCCATGTAGAT